ATCTTTGCATATTATTAATGTTAATAGTATAAAAAGATAAGTTATGACTCCAAACGTACGTGAAGGATTGCAATATGGTGCAGCTATAGGAATGCTAGTGAGTGGTGTTGTACTCACCTTCCTATCATTCTTTCTCAACAATTATGTAGTGTCTGATGGCGTACTATGGTACGTCAGTCAGACATTGGTTTACTCTGGAGCAATATTCGGGGTAAACGTTTATTTCAAGACAAAACTAGGCAACTTTGAGAGCAAGGTGAAGGATGAACTCGCAAGTATGCTGAAACAAGTGAAGGAGGGCAAGTAGTATGAAGGTAACAAGAGAACAGATTTTAGCGATTATGCCGAATGCGAAGGATAAGGTGGATGCGTTCCTGCCTTATATCAATGGCTATGCTGAGGTGTTCCATATTGATACTCCTAAGCGAATGGCTCATTTCTTGGCTCAGATTGCACATGAGAGTGGCGAACTAAGATACACCAAGGAACTCGGCAACAGAAACTACTTCCATAAGTATGATGTGGGCAAGTTGAAGAACATGCTCGGCAACTTGAAGGATGGTGATGGCTACAAGTATCGTGGCAGGGGCTTGATTCAGATTACTGGCAGAGCCAACTATCAGGCTTATCAGAACAGCAAATATTGTACTGGTGACATCATGGAGAATCCTCAGTTGCTGGAGCTTCCGCTAGGAGCAACGAAGAGTGCTATGTGGTGGTGGTGGAAACATGACCTTAACAAGCTGGCTGATAGTGATAGTTTCGTGGCTATTACTAAGACAATCAATGGTGGAACCAACGGCTTGGAATCAAGACGAAAGTTCCTTACAAGAGCAAAGAAGGTCTTTAATGTTTAGCCTATGAAAGTAAAATGGTACGATACTGATTTCTGGCAAGTAGCACTCTACGTGATAGGCATCTTGCTGGTGGCATTTTTTCTGTCGGGATGCAAGTCTTCGTTCCACACTATGAAACCAGAAGTTTCACACTATGAAACTGATAGTTTCACGTCTGAAACAAAACAGAACGTCCTGAGGTGGGATTCTATCGTTAAGCTTGACAGCATCTATGTAAGGGATAGTGTGGCAACAAGGAAAGAGGGAGATACCATCTTCGTAGAGCGATGGCATTGGGAATATATCTATGATTTCTTCAAACTGGAGAAGATGAACTTGGAGAATAAGCAGGATATGGATTTCCGATTTATCGCAAGGTCAGATACCATCAGGGTTCCCTATCCAGTTGAAAAACAACTCTCCAAGTGGGAGCAGTTTCAGTTGAAGTATGCAGTATGGTCTTTTGGAGCACTCTGCATGCTGTTAATCGTATTAGGTTACAAACTCTATAAAAAGATAAAGAATGGCAAATTTTACATTAACAATCACGAAAAGTGACATCTATGAGGAGGTGGCAAAGACTACTGCCTACATAGGCGCAAAGAATAAACTGGAGGATGGAAAATCGGCATTTGACCAAGTATTTGTGACGGATGCAGACTTGACGATGATTGAGCGGTTCTTCAATGAATCGCTGGATGCGCTGAGAAACGTGCTGAAACGGTTTATCTCGGGCGGCTCAGGAGTAGACGGAACCATCACTTGGCAACTCGAAATGCCTAACAGATTTGATGATAACCTACTCGAATCAATCAATTCCTCTGCCAACTCGTTCTTGGTGAACAGCATCATCGGGAAGTGGTGTGGGATTACTGCCAACGACAAGGTGAAGGAATATGCAGATAACGCTGCTGCATTATTGCTTGACATCAAAGAGAAAGCGTTTTTCAAGAAGAAACCAACACGAACAAAAATATCATAGTATGGCAAGAAAAAGTCTAACGATTACGTTGTATATGAGTGAACTCATTTATGACTTTCAGAATAAAGCGTTCTTGACTGGACGTAGTAGAAGAGCAGCAGATATGGATGCTGAGGCTGCCAGCAATATTCAGGCAAGTGATGATGATGAAGACAAGAATCAGGCTTTGCGTAGCATTCAGAATGCGTATAGCCAACTGCTTGTTGAGTTGAGTGAGTCTGTTAGAACAGGTAATGGTACTACTGCGTCTAACGAGTTGATAAGTGACAATACCAATATTGTCATTAATCTATCTCTTCCATCCAATTATCCGCTTGCTTTGAAGGATGCGCTTACAAGTTCTATCCATGACTACATTATCAACAAGGCTCTGATGGATTGGTTCATCATTACCAATCCTAACGAGTCGAAGACTTATTCAGAATTGTCTGTTGTAGCCATCAAGAATCTGCATGAGATCTTTAACAGACGTGAGAGGCCAAGCAGAACGGCTCCTAACGAATAAGGAAGGAGGTGAGTATGAAAGAATGCAGAACATGTAATCTCGGTTACAAGGTAATGATAGAGCTTCAGAAGAAGGAACTGGTGTTTGATATCAAGAATACGGCTGCTGCCTATGCTGATTCAATCTCCAGTTCTGTAGAGGATTCACACCTGATTCATAACGTCTATGATGTGGGAGAGGATGGTAATCGGGATAAACTGGCAAGGATTCTTGACTCTGCGGTAGAAGACTGCAAGGAAATGCTTTTCCGATATACCAAGATGGAAATGCTTGGAGGTGGCTTTGATTCCAATGAGTGGGAAGAGTGTATAGGTTCCCCGACAAATGATGAGGATGCCTATTATCTAGCCATGAGAATGCCAAGTGGATTCTCGAAGACAAGTGTGCATACCATGACGGTATATATTCACGATTATATTGTGAACCAGTCTTTATATGAGTGGTTAATGATTGTTTATCCTGATGGTGCTGATAGGTTCTGGGCACTCGCTGAGGATAAGAAACAGAAGATTAAGGATGCCAGCAACCGCTCGGCTGGAAGAGCAAGAATCGCTTTGCATCCATTTTAAATGATTAGTCGTTTAAGGTTAATATAAAGCAAGGGAAGCTATCCATCACGGACTGCTTCCCTTTATTGTTTTTTATTTAATTTTTAAAAAATACTTATCTAATTTTATGTTCCACTAGGCGTGGACTCCTGCTTGGTTGTAATGGAACCGCTGACAGCAGCATCAACATTTCCGCTTACTGATGCGCTAACAGAACCACTTACAACCGTCTTGATAGACTCAGGTAAAGTCTTGACATTAACATCTGTAGCAGCCAGCTTCAATCCGTTCTTCTGCTGGTCGGCATACTGGTTCTTATCCTGAGCGATAAAGTTGTTGATAGCCGTAGCTATATTGTAGAGCAGTTTATCGGTGTCGCTACTGAGTGAATCAGAGTCAACAGATGCGTACTTGTTGTTCTCAACGGTTGCCGATGTTGTCTCCTTCTCACGATACAGAACAGCCTGATTGATGAACTCCTGCGCAAACAAGAATGACTTGCTTACAAGTTGCTTAATCTTGGTGTTGTCTATATTGAGCGGATTCGTATACTTTTGTAGCATAGCCTGCAAGCAACTTGCGGCTACTTCTTCTCTAGGCTGTAGGGTAGCGATTGAGAAGATTTCCTCTGTTCCACCTGTCTCTGATGCGGTAGCTATTCCGTTTCTAGGGAATGGTCTAGCGTTTGATGTTCCATCGGAAGAGGTTTCTCTGACGAGTTTCGTTCCTGTTGTCTTTGTGATTGAAGAATCAACAATATAGACAATGCCTACTTTTGTTTTGTCCTGATTATAGAGATTTCCGTCTGTATCGAAATAGAACAACTGATGTAAGTTGTTGTTAAACATTACATATCCCATGTACATATTTGTAGCTATAGGAAAAATGTCGATATAGGTGGATAGAACAATCTCGCCATCTATTTTCGTTCCCAAGGATGCACCTTGTTCAACTTTCTTTTTATCGAAATCTGTTAATGTATATTCTGCCATAATTATCTGAGTTTATTCTGTAATCTTGGTTGGAACTCTGTAGATTGTGCGCTGATAGATTCATTTGGGGCAAGATTGCCCATAAGCGCAAGCCTGAAATATTTGTATGGCGAACCGACAAGGTTTCTGAGATACATATTTACAGAAGAACCAACGTAATACCAATTAGCTAAATCATTACTTCCAAACAGAACCGTTCCACATTTTCCTGCCTGAATGCTGCTGAAATATCCTCTTGTAATGCAATCGAACATGGTTTTGTAGGCATCCTGACCAAGCGTTAAAGGACGGCTACATAGGAAGAATGGAACATTCTCTGTTGGCTCCTTCACATACACATCGAGTATGTTTCCTGCTTTGTCTGTAGCGTATGACTCTGGATATATGTTTACTCGCTTGTTGAAGACATTGTGCATGGTTCCCCACATCTTGCTTTTCAAAGAGTAAACGTAAGCATAAGTATAGTTTGGGTTGAACACGATGATACGGCTATCGTAATAGTCGTAAATCATATCAGCTTCTTCGAGATACTTACGGAAACGGACATACTTCACATCTGACTCAGGAATATTACCTAGTGCAAGGAGTTTATTCGGATAGGTCTTATCCTTTGTCGAATGTGAATAAATGGAGAGAAAATCGAAAGGATAATCATCCAGTACATCTGTAAGACAAACAGACTCTCTTCCTTGCTGCATCATGATTCCTCGCTCTGTCGGGAATAGGACTGCATCGTCAATCTGCAAGATACCTTTCGGGTTGGAGCAAATTTCACGTAAAGCTGGTTGTCGTGACTGATATGTTCCTGCTTCAGACAACATGACTACCCATACACCTTCATCGGTGAAAGCGTAGAGCGGAGCATCACCAAACTGACCTTCGCTGATTGGTCGGGTGTTGGCGGCTAATGCGCTGATGATAGAAGAACCTACCAGAACAGAATTTGCTGCTGGGAATACCAAAGGATTCTCGGCTTCGCTTACTTTTATAACATTTGGATGCTGTGTGACATATTTTTGGCTCACGACATTACTTAAAGCAGCATCATATTCTTCCTTGGTTATCTCTGTGAAGTCACCTGTGTCTATTGGTGTGTTGTCCCAATAATATGAAGATGAAATTACCGTCCCACCTTGATTTCCAAAACTACCACCACCATTACTTCCTGCTCTTGTTGCTACACTAGATGAATCCTTTTTAAGGAGTTTGTGGCGGTATATTTGCATGAAAGCAGGAAGACCAGCATCATCGTGATAGAGGTACATATAATCAGACAACTCAGCTTTTTCTTCTTCTGTAGGCGCATCAACTCTTCCTCCAAAACCTTGATTATCCAAAGAACCAGAAGATTGTCTATCAACTGCGATAGGAGTGGTACGATTCTTACTAATATTGATATAGTAGGACATACCGAATGTATCGGAAGGTTTCAGATTTAGCCTCTTCGAGTAATATTTGTCATACTTCGGCAAATGGAAATAGATAGTCATTGCCGTAGCAAGCGTGTTCGGGTATGCCAATATAGGGCAGATAGGATATTGCAGTTTTCCCTTGTGGTATATATCTCGTTTGATGCTATTTTCGCTGATGCTTACCTTGAAGACTGCATCGCAAATATAATCGGTGGTAGCGGTGCTACTAGCTGCAACATCTACATACTCATTTAGGCATAGTTGTGCATTTGAAATTTTTCTCTTGGAGAAAATATCTGTATCGAAAGCATTATAGATGGTTTTCTTTACGTTTCCTATATGTAATCGGTTGTTGTATGTTATAGCACATTTACCTCCAAAAGAGTCTCGCTTGAAGTCTGCCAAAGAAATACTTTCTTCTGTCTGTAAAACTCGTTTGAGTTGTACCTCTGTACCTAGCTTTTCCTTGTTGATACTGGTACTAAGATAGAAGGATTTGTTTTCAAACGACTGGTAAACATCTTCCTCTGACAGATATTGGAAGGCATCACAATTAACTCCTGATGCCATCTTGCTGTTCCAAAGAAAACATTTGTATCGTGAAATACCTCTTGTTCTTTTCTCTGTATCAATAAAAGATTCAGGCTGGGACAGGTAAACATCTACACCAAGAATGAGGTCTTCCAAACCTTCGGGTATATCCATGCTAACGTTGATGGTGTGGGTGTGAAGGCTTGTACTTGTTCCTACAGATTTCTTTTCCTGATACCAGATGAACTTATTGAATGATGTTTCAGGTGCAAGGATGAATGGATTTGATATATTGATGTGTGAGGTTCCATCATATAACTTGATAGCCAATACTCCAAAAACCGTATATTTGAAGTACTCCTTGCCTTTTTCGTTTAGTCGTTTGTTGATAAGTGAATCAAATGCGTTGAATATGATAGATGCGCCTTTGAGAGAAGTATCTACGTTATTATTAAAGTGTCTATTCGTCTCAAAAGCATTATCCCAATCATCGCCAAGGTTGGTTGATACATCACATTTCTCAGACTTAACATTGGTGATTGTTGCACTATAGCTAAGTGAAGAAAGGTCGAAACTTGTGTAGTTGCTACTTTTCCAATATGCGTACATTGTCTTTTCGTCACCAATAAAACATAAGATATTGCCAACTGCTGTGACGGCATTGACGTGGAATCCGTTGAGGTTGATGGTGTTCTTGGTTCCGTCTCCACCTTTCTCCATCCAGTACCAAGTATCATCTGCTTTACGGATGATGTAGTGGGAGTGAATCGCTTCATCGTGTGTCACCTTATGCACCAGTTCAATGGTATCTCCTGCATCCAGCGTGATGTTCGGCTCAGTTACTACTGGCTGGTGAATAGGGTGGAGTGCCCCATCCTCGTTGATGAGGTTGAGGCAGGTTGCCAACTCCCCATCCTGACAATAGTAGTCGGATGGAGAGTGAGTAAGCCCTTTGAGTATTACTTCTTGTCTTGTTGCCATGTGCTCGAATTTAAGTTTGGTCGCATGATTTCGTAATAAGGTTCGCCTTTGGCTGACTTGCGTGGGATGCAAGTAAGACGAACCATTCTGTTGAGCGGAAGATTGTAATCATCAAGGATGGCGGTGATGGAAGGGTAGTCACTTCTGAAACCTACCTTCTTATACTTCTGATTGAATTGAAGCTGAGCGAAGGCGGTGTTGGCTTTGCGAAGTTCTTCCCAGTCCTCACGCATACAGAATCCGTATGTACCTCTTTCAGATAGTCTGAACACGAAGATGGAATTGTCTGTTCGCTCCTTCTGCATGATGTGGTCGTAGATGCCCTTGGAGAGCGTGACCGAGTTGGCTCTTCCGTCCAGTACCACAAAATCGTTGCGGTGTCTGAAACCATTAATTTTATCTATTAAATACTTGAATTTCATGTTGCAAATATAATATGAAAAGTGATAAAATGGATATTATCCGTTAACTTTGTCCTTCCGCTTGGGTCTACCATTGCGGTTGCCATACTTGGTGATGATGGCAGATGCTCGCTCTGAGCGGTAACAGCCACATGATTTGGTTCGTCCGTCACGAAGAGCAGAACCTAGAACCGTACAACCCCTGCCACAATCACACTTGCATATCCAGAACGCACCATGCTGGTGGTTCTCTTTATCAGATTTTCGGCAGACGAGTAATCTGCCGAAACGCTGTCCAGTAAGGTCTATCAACTTTCCCATACTACTTCTCTGCCAGTTTCTTTGCCTCTTCTACTGATACTGGCTTTCCGCTAAGAGGAATGCGGAAGTCGAACTTTGAACGGAAACCATAATAGCCTACGAAATCGAAGCTCTGTTTCATACGCTCGTCTGTGGTGATGTACTTCTTGTAAGCCTTCACCTCCTTTTCTGAGCGGTAGATGTCTGAGTTGACGAAGTAGGAACTGGTTCCCTTGTTAGCGATTACTGCAATAAAGAACTGCTTACCAAGGAATTTTTCCTTGATACGCTGAATGATTGAGATTTTCTTTGTATTCATATATAAAATTTGATTAATTATTAAGAAAAATGCAGATAGGCTGCACTCTTAAAACTATTCGATTCCACAAGATACGATACCATCTTCTTTGTTAATACCTCGGAAGTGTTCGCATCGCTGGCAAGCAAGACTGCCAACATATAGTATTTCGTGGGTGTACTTGCCTTGAATGCCGAATGGGCAGGGAGTGATGTACTCGAAGTGCCCACCGACAAACTCGTTGACGTTATATTTTGGATATTTCATAGTCTGTTAGTACGCTGTGTATAATTCTAGATTTTTGTAGTATTTTCTTGTAACAGAAAATATTTTTTTCTTGTCTCTGCCACATGACTTTTGTTCAGGGCAGAATCCTCTGTATACGCATTGAGGAACACAAGCAGAAGCAACCAATGGTTCTATACAAGCCAACTTATCAAGTACCTTATACCACACCTATCTTGTCTCATTTGATGCCTTGTTGCAGAGTCTCAGTTTGGAGATATTGATAATCTCCTGAGCGTTGAGGGATAGTTGCAAGTTGACCAAATCATCCTGACGCATATCGTGGCGAGATACCTTGGAGCCAGTAATATCTGGTCGTGATGTAGAAACGAATGGCTGAGCATGAACATGGCGAACAAAGTGGTTGCTCACCCAATATGGTATGCCATACATCTTAATATCGAACTCCAATTCTCTGAGCGGTGAATGCTAGCTGAGAATCATCTGTTTCTTGAACTCATCGCTAGGCTCATGCCCTAGCGGTTCCTTACCTTGTGTGAACCGAGCAGCATCCACAACACGCTGCCAGTCCGTTACTCTTTTGATTTCTATTTTCATAAGCTATTTTACTTTCGTGAATAATATCCTATTATAAACCCTATAGCAGTCGTACAAGAAAAAAGAAAAATGTCAAATAACAATTCAGTCATAAACTATTCCTCCTTTTCGCTATCCACATCATTATCTCCAAGAATATCCTTGATTTTCTTTTCGATGAACTCATCGGAAGCTAGTTTCTTAATAAGTTCATCTATATCTGGAAACTTTGTATCAACTCCGTCCTCTTGATTTTTGGAGGCAACATATTCCTTTAGTGCTTTTACCCAAGAACTATTAGCCATGTCTGCCAAAGAATCCTTTTGGCTTTCATAGGCTTTCTTCAACTCTCCGTTATCACGGAAATATCTGAGCACTTCCGTCAATGCTTCAACAAAGTTCTTGTCGAGCATCGGGTTGCTCCTTGCCTCTTCCAGTTTTAGTATCAGGAAGAGTAATGATGAATGTAATTTTGTTTTGTCCATAACTACTTATTTTTACGACAAGGACAACTCTCAGCGTGGATAACGCAAACACCATGTTTCGTGTCCACAACTAGATAATCGTGTCCTTCCTCGGTGAATACTGATGTACCAATCTTCTTTGCAGGTTCATTACTATTAGCCAATGAGCGAAAGCCCTCAAATATCAATGCACCTACAAGCAAACACAAGACGAACCAAACGGCTGACTTGACTAAATTTAAAATCTTATTCTTCATACATTCTATTATTCCATATATTCATACACTCAACGAACTCTTCGACTTCTTCTATACTATTCAATATAATAGTAATGCTTCCATCTTCGTTCCAGTGCTGATTACTTACATCTACCATAACTATAATTCTTTAAGTTATGTGATTATGTACCAATACGAATACTTCCATCGCTATAGGTTGAAACTTTACAAGCATCGCAATACTCAAATCCCGTAGATACAAAAACTGGTTTATCGCCATTCTCTTCTATCAACTTTTTGAGTTCTCTGATAACATCTGTAGCCATAAGCTGACGCTTTGGTTTAAAAATGTCGTTGTTGCTAAATGTAAACCCATAGTCTTTCATTATTTTTTTGACATCTGGGTCTAATGTAATTTTATATTCTGTTACCATAACTATTCCTCCAATTTTACACCAAATCGAGTGCCATCGGCAAATAACAAATTCTTAAAGCAACTTTCAAATGTCTCATCTTCATATCCACGGAAGTGACAGCCATTAGTAACTAAGCATGTAAATGCACGATGTGTTTGATAATTAGCAAAGTATTTATCTTTAACAACACCAAACGGCTTATGCTTTAACATTTCTTGCCAGCACTCTTCTGCATCCTTGAATGGACGGAACTTTTGCTCTGGCTTAATTCGGAACTTGATATTTTTAATCATTCCAATAGGAAAATCTGTAACTTCTCTCCATGCTTTACTTACATCAGTAATACTAGAAAATTCGATAATCCTTCCTTCGCCAAACGCCTTAATAAATGGCGATAACTCTGCTGCTTCTTTACGATTCATAATCAATCCTCCAACTCTATGTTATTTTCTGCTGCGAAACTATCTTCTGCCTCTTCACAAAACTGACCTTCGCAAAGTGATTCTGGGAGTACTCTGCTAGTATAATACTCTCGGCAGCATAACTCACAGATATCATTTCCATAATTATTTCTCAACTCTTCTCTAGTCATTACTCATCCTCCTCTCTGACTAAATAATCATACATAGGTTTACGGTTTCTGAGATATTCTTTACGTATCTTTTCTGCCTCTTCCTCTGTATCGCAAATTGCAATAACTCCATCGGGATATGTATCCCAATATCTAACTACCTTAAATTTTGTCATAATCAATCCTCCAATAGTTTAAACTCAGCAATAGAATGATAAAAATCACCATTTCCATATACGTTACAACTATATAATTTTCCATTAACTGAAACCTCAAAATAGTTGCCATCATCATGTGTAATCTCTATCTCATCTGGCAGGATATTTTCCTTGAAGTACTCAGCTGATTGGATATTATCCATAGACTCCTCAGTTTCAAAGGTTACACACTCTTCATTAATTATATCTTCTATATTCATACTTATCCCTCCAACTTATCAATAGGTTTCCAATGAGTGATACGAGCCATTCTCCCTTCCCATAAGATGATGAAGTCATTACCATCTTTTGGGACGGTAGTACATTCCACTCTTCTGTTTTTGAAAACATTATCAGGAGCCATCTTGCTTGTTACAAAGACTTCTTCTCCGTAAGGTGGCAACCCATCCTCAACAGATACCCAGTCTGACTTGGAGAGTTCTTCCAAAGCTTCTTTCAAACAACAAATGCAATTATTCAAATATGTCTGTCTATTTTCATATTTGCGTAAAATTGCTAAATGTTTTGCTTGTTCTATCAGCTCTTTAACTTTCTTCTTATCCATAGTTGTCACAAATTAAAATATTCACGTATCTGCTCACCTGTCATGCGATATACCTCAGATATTCGGCAGTCTCTAATTGGGCTATCAAATGCACTGATATGTTCATCATTACAACTACCATCAGCAACACGCTCTACGGCTTCTTCTGAACCTGTTGCAAAGCCAACGCTTAAAAGTTCCTTTTCCTCGTTACTAAGCCCTTTTCCTTCCAAAGCAATATTTAGAGCGATTTGCAACTCGTCATGAGCCTTATCTGAATAGCCTATAGCCTTATCAATATGACTATTGATTGATTTCTCTTTCTTATCCATAGTTCTATATTGTTTCTTGTTTAATCACTTCATCAAACCTTGCCTCCATCTGTTGAATGATATTATCTATTGTCTTGCCTTGATAGTCAGCAGCAATCTCTTTGAGGACTGCTATCTGGCTTGCTAATCTGAATCTGTCTGTCATATTCTTCTTTTAAATTATTGAATACAAAAAGCGGCAACCCAACTTGTGGATTACCGCTTATAAAGTGGTCGTTAGACCTATGTTTTAAAATTTGCTGATATAGCCTACTCTAATAAAGGAGAGTCATTTCCTGGAGATAGTTTTCTGAATTTGTGGGCAGCATTATGCTTGTTAAGAGAAATCAGTTGCTCTTTTGCCATTTTGTGTAGAGCAACAAAACGCTCTCTCGGAGACTTACCTTCTTTTATCATTTCAGAATTGTATGCTTCCATTCCAGCTAATACTATAAGTTGGTTAATAGAGGCATAATCTCTCACATTCAATCCCTTTTTAGCCGCATTAGGATTAACTTTAGCCCAATCTTTAGCTGTATAACCGAACAAAGCAAGATTTAACATATCGGCTTCACTAGCATAAATATTACTAATATTCTTTTTTGTTTGCTCTATTGTAAGCTTAGGAATAACATAATCTTTTATGGTATCTGTCTGTACTGCATAATTCACCTTTGTTAGAAGCCTCTTTACGTCCCAATGCTCCAAAAGTGGATTTGATTCAACTTCCTTTAATCTTTGATAATCTTTTATCAAAAACAACTTAAACATAGGACTTATTGCTGCTCCAAATTCGAAAGCTATATCTTTATGAGCATACGTTCCCCCATATCTTCCAGACTTAGAATAAATGCCAATAGCGTTGGTTTCTTCTACCCAATTATTTACGCTCATTGTAAATGTCGGTAAACCAGCACTTTTTCTAAAGTGGTCAAATTCGACCACTTTAAAATTTGGGTTATAAACGGTCTCCCAAGCTCCTAAGAACTCGATGGTTGACCTGTTTCTTATCCAATTCTTAATAATATCAGCAGCCCTATTGTCTTTATTAGAGGACTTGACCATATCTGTTAAGCAGATATAGTCATTATCATTTTCTCCAAGAAGCACAGAGATTTCTGTACCTTGAACTGTAATTTTCTTATTCTTTGCCATATCATTTATATTTTAAAACGCTGCAAAGATACAGAAAATATTTGTAATCTCCAAATTTATTTGCGGTAATCCACTAAGTCAAAGAACGCTTTTCTTCTTTTTACCCTCTCCCTTTTGCAGGAGAGGGTGGTTGATTACTTAGATGGCTCAGTATATGATACTGGCTCCCATACATCGTAAGCTGTCAGCAAAACTTGAGCGATAACAGATGGGGCGAAGATGATAGATGCTACAACATCTGGAGCATTCAACTCGTAGTTAACACCTTCTACTTTGTTTTCCTTACTAGCCCAGCCATAAGGCTTTGCTGTAATCGTAGAGCCATCTTTCTTTTTAAAAGTCTTCTCGCTAGAGCAAGAAGCGAACAAACTTGCAACGACCAAGGCTGCCAAAATAATCTTTTTCATATTACTTCTATTTATATCCTTTGCGGATGGTTAGTTACTAAATCTCATCAAACTCTTTCTGAAATCTCTGTTTTGTTTCATTCAGAAGCTGCTTGAATTTTGTTTTAAACTCTTCATCACACTCTGAAAGCCCACAAATAGCATCAGCAAGACTACTACGCATTGATTTTGGAGACAAATTTAAGAGTTCATTTACTTTAGGAATTAAACTCTTGGCTAAGATATTTGCTCTTTCTAATTTTTCTGTATTCATGTTACTTTTTATTTATATCCATTACAGGATGGTTATTACTCTACTACTTTCTCAAGGGAAAAATAATCAATTCCCCAAGCTTGGCATTCGTATAGATAAGGTTCTCCGTTTTTCTTTATTTTTCGGATAAAAAAATGAACCTTGACTTCATTCTTGCCAAGAGACATGGCACTTTTTAGTTGTTCTATGATAAAGATATTGCCATCTTTATCTTTTACCTTGTCACCTTTCTGAAAAGGTAACAAACTAAGGAAGTCGTTCATTATACCATTCTGCTTTTTGCGAAGCTCTGATATTTGTGAATCCATCATCTTTAAACGACCTTCTACATTTTGTAATTTGTTGTATAATTCTATTTCTGTCATATTTTTAAATTTGTGCCTGAAGGCGGTTAAACTTCTTCTCTTTTAAGACAAGCTTCGGGAGTATATTCCGACCAGATACAAGTCCCACCTCTTGCCTTGCACCATCCATTATTTGTTTGGTGCTTACATTTCTTTTTCATACGATTTGTTTCTTGTGCCCGAAGGCAGTTAATCACCATATTTATATAATTCTTCACAACTTGAATCATATCCGCAACAAGGACATACCCACCCGTCAATTATAACGGACTTTTTACACTTAGGGCATAACCCTCTAACTTTCATAAAGGATTCTAAAGCATATTGGCAAGCTTTCAAATACTCTAATTCGTCTTTGTCAGCTTGATTATCAATAAGTGCCTTATATTATCCTTATCTAAAACTACTACTTCTAATGCCATATTTACACCTCCATTTCGGAGTTAAGTCTTAGACCGAAGAGAATGTGCTGTAACTGATGAACAAAGTTAATACTAGCAAGATTGTGTCTGTCTAGACCTACGCACACCAAGAACTCACCCAAAGTTATTATATCTTTTGTTATATACAGATAAGCTCTTTTTGTTGGCAATTTATACCAATCATAGCCATCGTTCTTCCATCCGTTCTTCTCTAGAATCTCTGGAGTGAGAGGGATAGGAACAATATTATCCTTATCAGCATATTGAATTTCTCCATTTGGGAACTTGATTTGGTATGAGAGTACTTCATTTTCGTTTTCCGTACCAATTACCTCAACGATATATTTCTTTATACCTACATATACAGAGATAAAATCTCCTGGAATGTATTCTAGCTTATCCATACGCTTTACTTCATTAACATAAGTTCTTTCTAGCCCAAGCTTCTGCCTTTAGCTTAGTCTTGAACTGTTTGTTTTTTACTTCATGCCAAACTCCATAAGGAGTTGTCTTATACTCGATGAGAAACAAACCTTTCTCTATCTTGACTATTCTATATTCAAAATACATACGCTTATATTTTTAAATTGCTATCTAATTGCAAGCCAAAAAGAATATGTTGGAGTTCATCTACACATTTTATCATAACAGTATCGTCTTTTCCGTCATTGAAAGATACTCCGATAATTCCCAAGAAATTATTATATCGCAAAGTGAAAGGGTATTCTTGGTGTTTATACCACCTATGCCCAAAACATTCTCCTTCAGAGCGATAACATGTCCATCCATTCTTTTTAAGAAACTCTTCCCAAATATGAACGTGCATAATATCATTTTG